ATTAACTGAAGAACAGGATAGAGTAACCTCTGTCTTGCTTGGCTACGTCCTCTGGCTTGTCTTTCGGGTCATGGGGCGTAGTCATTCCCATCTGTTGCATCTTACGAATCTTTTCCTTTGACTTCTGACACATACTGTGGTAGTCGTGGGATGTGTAGCTTACTGTGTGCTTATCGTCGTTCATTGTTGTGCTCCTGTTAGCAAACCTGTTCTACCAATGCTTCTAGACAATATGTCTGCTGTTCGTCCTGTAGCGTCTGCCTGTAAAAACCTTTGGGTAGCCATTTGCGGTGCGGTTTGTCCTGCAACTATCTTTTGACCAGTTGGTGACGCTAGACCCCGACCAAGAGCGTAAGCTCCAGCAGGGAGAGCAACACCAGCCACGGGACCGCCTAAGACCGTACCAGCAGTGCCTAACGTAGCTCCTTTAACTAAAGTGCCTAGTAACGAGTGTGCCGCCATTGTGTGAAACCAAGACGGATTTGCTGTAGCACTTAGCGTTTTAAGTTGAGCTAAACGATCATCCAGCATCTTAATTTCGTCGTTCATTTTAGTAATTTGAGGGGCGTTCATTTTAGCTTCAACAGCGGCAGTATAATCTACGCGCCGCCTGTTTTGCGCCGCTTTGTTCTGTGCGGTTAATTTTTCAACTCGTGACTGTAGTTTATCTCTGTGGTCTTGAATGACTTTTCTAATCTCAAATGCTTTTGCTTTTGCTATTTGGTTGCTTTTACGACCAATAGATTTTTTAGAGGCGTTAATCTGAGATATAACTTCATCAGCTTCTTTACGTAAAATTCCAGTACCGTACCGCTTGTCCCATTGATTATTTTTATCCAAAGATTTATTCCAATCTTCTGGAGAAAAGGCCCCTTTTACTTTGGCGCTAGATTCTACAGCATCTCTCAACACAACTACAGATTTATACCTAGCTCTTTCAGCGTTAAACTGTTTTAACTGAGTTGGCGTCAAGCCTTCACGAATTACATCATCCAGTTGCGCTTGTGTTTTATAAAAAGCCGCCCTCATTTGAGGATCTGTTGACGCCGCCGCCTTTTTACCTATGTCTGATCTAAGCTCAGCTAGCTTACTTCCGCTTATCCGGTTGCTTTTATCACGGAATCTTGCAACTTTTTCTACTGCCCCAGTGATAGTTTTTAAAAACAGAGGCTTATCAACAGCATTGACAGAGAAAAAATCGTCTGATTCAATCATACGTGCAAAAGATTGGTTCAAGTCTGTTAAACCAACACGTATTTTTTTCTCCTTAATCATTCTGTAGCCGTTCTCAGTCCAAAGATTGTCTAACGCTCTCATCTGCCCTTGTATATCTGGAATAGACAAAACGTCAGCAACATCCTTTGAAGTAGACATGGCTGGCATACTTTCTATGATTGCTGAGTTTCTAAAATGATGTTGAAGAGAATCATCTATTCTTTGTTGTTGTTGAACAGCTTTAGCAAAAATACCCTCTGCTTTTTTTGTATCTAGCAACTTTAATTTATCTTCTAGAGGAGTAATTTTTTTCTGTTTCGTTTCTTCTTTCATTTCTCTTCTAACGTTTTTAAATTCGTCAGCTAGCTCCCTGTTACCTTGTTGAAATTGCAGAGTAATATCTTCTTTTTGCTTTTTGGCGTTTTCTAACATTTCTTTTGCCATTAAGTTTTTTTCTTCTACAATTTTTTCAAGAGGCTCCATTACAGCTTTTTCTTGTTTGGTAATTATACCCTTACCTCCAAAAGACGGAGCAACTACATCAGTATACAAAGTATGCAAGAAACCTTCAGCGCCTTCTGGTTTTTTAGCAACTAACGTTATAGGAGTAAAGTTTCCTGCTTCATCAACAAGGTTTCCTTCTACATTTCTACGGGTTACGAGGCCTACTCCTCTACCGGCAAGGTTTAAACCGCCTCTCATGATTCCGTACCCAGCAAGTCCTGTAAAAGCGCCAGAACCAGCACCCGCCATTCTTTGGCCTTCTCCTGCTTCCCCAGCACCGTATACCGCACTTTCAGCGGCAACCCTACCAGCCGTTTGAACCCCTTGAAGCGCCTTTGCCGCTTTAGAACCCGTCACTCCTACTCTCGCCGCCACGTTAACACCAGGAATAAAGTTTACTGGTGATGCAATAGATCCAGCTACGTCAGCGGCTGTGTACGCTCCGGGTTGTCTCTGTTTAAATTCTTCCTGCCTTTCGTCGTACTCTTGCCTTAAACGTTTATGTATGTCTTCGTAGTTTTCATCTGAAAACTGAGATTCATATTGAGCATTAACCCAAATTTGCATCTCATCGCCCCATCCAAGAGCAACGCTAGAAAAAAATCTTTCAGCGGCGGCAACAGAATCTTCGTCCGTCCACGCAGAATCATTAGATTCTCGTTCGCTTTTAGATAAACGCGCTTTTTTTTGCTCTTCATCAAGTTTCCTGCGTATTTCTAACAAGTCTTGAGAAGGCTGAACAGGGGTAGCGCTTACTTGAGTTCTACCAAAAATGCTTTGGTTTACCTCTTCTTGTATTTCTTCTCTGGTTTTCATTAATTAAACCCCGTTGGCTTGTCTTGTACGTTTGCCCAATCTGTCTGTGCATCAATCAAGTTATCATAAACTGCCATTTCGTCAGGAAAAATTGAATATAGTGCGCTTATTTCTGCTTCTTTTGCAGGGCCTTTTTCCATACTTTGCGCCCGTAACAACGCTTGTTCAAACGCTAAAAAAGCCTCTCCTGTCTTGAGTTCATCCATTTGGCGTTCAGCATCTTTTTTCTGAACCCAGAAATCAAAACCAAGTGCATTAGGATCTCTTGTTTTTGTCATCCAACGTATTTTTTGCCTGTGATATTCTTCTTTGGCTTTTTGAATTTTTGCCATTCCCCGTAAAAAACTAGCGGCTTCTTCGTCGTCTAAGTTGTTAAAATCAACTTGAGTATCTAACGCAAGAGCTACGTCTCTATCGGACGCCACGCCCGGAGGAAGCATACCAAGAACACCAGACATTCTAATTTCTCTAAGCTGTGCTTGAAAATAATTTACCTCGTCGCCTATACCAGCAAACTCTTTAGATGCGGCTAAAGCTTTTCCCGGCAAACCTCTTTCATACCACGCCCTGTCTTCTACAAAAGAAGCGGCACGTTGTAATTGCCCCGCCTCTTCAGCGGCGTCACTGGCGTTTGTTCTAGCGGTTTCTAACGCTTCCATTCCGTGAGCAGTAGAAAAAGGGTCTTTTCCAGAGCCTGTTTGTGCTACCGGACCTAAAGCAACTCTTTCAATTTCTTCTCCGGTAACTGCATTGTTAATAATTTTAAACTCTTTTTCTACTCCGTCATCATCAACTAATTTTTTGTAAGTTACGTTTACGCCCTGCTCTTCCATCAGCTCTTTTGCGTACTCACTTGGAGTTATTGCCCTAGTTTTAAGAAGTTCAAAAAGTTTCTTTTCTTTGTCTGTGGCTCCTTCGCTTTCTGCCCTTGTTTTTGCTTCTGTTAAAATTCTTCGAAAATTAACAGCGTCTTCAAAAGCAGTATCTGTGTCTGCTCTTGCCGCCTTTAGAACATCGTAACGACCTCTAGCCCTTTCAACAGATTCTGTAGTTCTAGCCGCTTTTTTGTCTAAAACTTCTTGTGCACGATTTGCTTCAGCCAACAGCATTTCTCCTATTCGCTGTAGATTTTTGTCTCCGCTGGCTTTTGCTTGTAACCCTTGTTTTCTTAGTTCGGCAGGGTTATTTCCATAAGCCCCCATAATCTGCTGGAACTGCTGTTGTGCTTTTTCAGCATCTACTATTCCTTGACGTTCCTTTAGACCTTCTCTGATCCCCGTAAACATACCCTCTAAACCAGCGCCCATAGCGGAAGCACCAGCACCGATGTTAGCACCGATGCGTCCTCCGCTTCTCTGGAACATACCACCTATGTCAAATCCTCTAACAGCCATTTGTGTTTCTCCTTAAATTAGCTTTGAGTAGTTGACCATCAAGTAGCCGTGATCCCCACGGGTTACTGCTTCTGGCGCTACTTCTTGAACTTCTTGAGCGATTACACCGTAAGTTGGAGCGTCACCAGCAATTCTCTTGCCTTCCTCGTTCCAATCCCAAGTGTACAGGTTTATTCCGTTAGGTAGTTTACCAACAGGTTCAATGTTAGTTTTCAGAGATACGTCTGACAACCACCAAGGCTTTTCCCCACCTATTATATCACCGATCAAACCACCGGCTGTTTGGGTCAATCCACCGACTAGAGAACCAGCGCCAGTAAACATTCCACCGTAGAGTTCAGCGAGTCCTAGTCTCCTGCCTACGTCTGCTTCTAAGTTAGCCAACTGAGCCTCAAGTCCGTACTGTCCCATCTGTCTACGGGCAACGTCAGCCATAGACGCAACGTTGAGTGCAGGAGAGAACGCAGACAACATAGCCGCCTGTGGGATATAAGCTCCCTGAAGAGCACTCAAGCCAAGCCCTTGCTGTGCCTCTTCTAACCCAAGACCTCCTGCCAGCAAGTCCATACCACCTGTCATAGCTTGTTGAGCCATAAGTTGTTGTGCGGCTTCCAGAGCCTGTCGTTGAGTAGCAATGTTAGAGCCTAGTTGACCGTAAGTAGAACCTATGTCAGCTTGTTGTAGTTGCTCTTTTTGTGCTTGAGTTATTGCCATAAGAGCCGCTTGGTTCTGTGCTTCTTCTTGTGCCTTAGACAACGCTAGTTGCTCTGGCGTACCACCGTACATAGCTGTCCGTACACCGCCTCTTCCTTGAGCAAACAAACGTTCTTCTAATTCAAGTCTCTTTCTTTCTTCTTCACCAAGCTGTGTAGCCCTAATTCTGTCGTACACCTCTTGTTCTCTAGCACCCATAGGCATACCGGCTTGGCCCATGAATTGCCCACCTAGGCCAAACGCCTGTTGCGCCGCCGCTTGTTGACCAGCGAGGCCGAACGGAGATACGCCTAACTGTTGTTGACCTATGCCCAACAACTGTCCTCCAGCGGCACCTAGCTGACCAGCGCCAGCAGGAGTAGCACCAAACCTAGAGAGTGCCGCAGATTCCAGAGCACTTTGAATACTAGAGGCAGTAGGGGCTAAACTGTACGTTGTTCCACCTTCGGCTGTAGTCTCAATCCTACCCGTAGGACCAGTGACCGTAAAACCTTTAAATGAAATATCAGGAGCCGTTATTTCAGGGAGAGCCTCATATCCTGTAGCAGTAGGATCATATATAGCCTTAATCTGTGAAGGTATCTCTCCGTACAGATCAAGAGCTACCCCACCTAAGAGATCGCTTAGAATACCCATTAGTAAGTACCTTTTTTCTTATTATAATTCATCATAGCGTTTTACCTATCAGTGCTAGTACATTCATTTCCTGTATGGACAGTGCGTAACCGTTGATGTCTGTTTCAAGACCCACAGTAATTACTGAGCCGTACCCTGTAGTGTTAATCGAAGACCTACTAATTGTAATAGCTTCCTCAGAGTACTCAGCGAGTCCGTATTCAGACTGTCCGTAAAAACCCGGAATAGCACTGCTGGTTCTAAACGTGCTAGTACTAGGGGCTGTAGAAAAATCATAAGACCACTTAAGAAAAATGTCTGCGTTGTTACCGCCTATTAACGTAGGGCGTATCTTTTTTAACATTTTAATCTTAGAGGGGTCACCAAAAGACAGCGCAGGGCTGTAGTACCTAAACCGGTAAACGCTTCCGTTGTCAGTGTAACCAGAGTAAGTTCCTACTCCGTTTGTTGTGCCTATGTAAACGTCTCCGTTTCTGTCTTTGTGAAAACACTTGAAGTCCACACTAGGCCAGCGTGTTACTCTAAACGCTCCGTTCTCCAGTGTGCCTCGTACATCAAAACAGTACACGAGGTTGAGATCAGGAAAGCACAGAAGATAGAAGTAGTTCTCAGGACTGTACACTGTGCTAACAGACTCTGTTTTACCCAGCGTGTTAGCAATCAGTTCCTGTTTGATGTTTCTACTCAAGTCGGTAATAGGCAAGGACTTTTCTTGTATAGATCGCCCTAAACTCCTAAGACCTGTCTGTGTCAAAAACAACAAGTCTGTTCCTATGTTCTGTACACTCTTTCTGTCTACACAGCCAACACCGGGAATGGTGTCCTGTATAGCCATATTTGCTGGACTCTCTGCCCCACTGTAAACTAATGTGTTGTTTTCACCAAAGACCACGAGAAGTCCGTTGTGTGCCGCTATAGCTACAACTTTGTCAAACCCGTTAGGCCACGCCTTAGACACATCAATAGATCCGCTAGATCCACCAGAGAAATCGTGTCCTATTAACAAGTCAGACCAGTAGATCGTGTTGTCATCAGTAGCGTTACCTACACACCACACTCGTCCGTAAGCACCTATAGCTTCGTTGGCGTACTGTGCAGAAGTTACAGACGCACCAGCAACACTAGACATTTTAGTAACTGCACCTAAACTGTTGCTGTACACGAGAGGCTCGTAGCCACGTTGGAAGAAGTAAGCGTGATCGTTAAAGTTAAATATTTTCCAATCGTTATCTGTAATCGTGTACGACCCCGGCGTAGCGTCAACCAGTGTAGTCGTACCTGTCATAATCTTGTTGTTACCAGTACTAAAGATTACTTCGTTACCAGCGTTGTCGTAGAACTCGTGGATGTTGTGGAGGTAGTCAGTACCCAACACAGTTTTGTCTGTGGTAGAAACCGTGTTGCCCTTACGAGAGGCTAGGCGTCCACTCCTGTCGATAATAGCG